TGTTGGGGTAGAGTGGTACAGCATATCGTCTTTAACATGGCTTGCATTAGTAGAACCAAACCAAAACGAAACAACTGACACCCAAGCTGTACCCAAAGAACCAAGCATAATTAAAAGAGGCTGGTTATTGTCTTTAGCATAGTCAAGCATAATAGCTGCCAAGATACCAAAGAACCCAATAGTAATGGCGTAAGAAAGAATTGCTGGTACACCCGATTTAGTTTCCGACTGCATGGCTCGTGCAGACTTTCTATCATCTACCGCCAACTGCTCAAAGTTCAATCCCAGCGCTTGGGTCTGTTCTTTAAACTTAATTTCTTCTACTTTAACTGCTTCAATCTGCTCAGCAGAAAGTTTACCATCTTCAATCATGCCTTTAACATCGTCAGGGGCTACTCCAAATAACTTACTTAAAGCAGTAACAGCCAAACCAGCCAAGGGACCGCCAAGGCAAGTAGCAATAGTAGGTGCAATTTGTTCAAGCCAATTCATTTTGCTTTAGGCTTACGAGTTGTAGCTTTTTTAAGCGCAGGCTTTTTAGCCGCTGGTTTTTTCTTAACTGCTGGTTTTGGTTCTTCTACGGGGAAAGGCCACATCTTAAACTCAGGAGATTGTGTATCAACATTCACCTTGCCAACTTCCATATCAATTTTAGGCATGTAGCCTAGCTTGTCAAACAACCATGTAATAGTGAAGTTCATAATTTATCCTATGAGGGCTTTTATTTCGTCAGTGGTTAAACCAAGTTTTGTTAGTTTAGCTAATGCAGAAGCCTTTGCATCTTTAGCGGCTTGCTCTGCTTGTGCTTCGGCAGCTTGGAGTTCTACCAATTTAGCTTGTGCAGCAGCTAAGTCATACTGGACTACTTGTTCGTCTTGAGTATAAGCAACATCTCCACGAATAGTGACTACAGTTGGATTTAAAGCACGGATAGCATCGTGTAAATTAGGCATAAGCAACCTCTAATAAAGTAATTGTGCAAGCATTATTGTTTCCAAAATATCCAGTTCCAGCAGCACTACCAGCTAAAAATCCAACAGTATAGGTTGTTGAGCTTGTAGTTGCTGGAGAATCTAAATAATTAATGCCTAAATTTGTATATTGTGGGCCATTTACTACAACATAATTAAGACCAAAAGAAGCAGTAGTTGATGTGCTTAAATTAGTACCAGAAACAGTACCCCTAAAAATGGTGTAATAAATAGTTCCTTGATAGTTATTCATACCACCAACACCACTTACCATAATCAAAATTTTGCTATTGGTGCTTTGGGGTGTAATAGAAGCAGAAAGACCAGTAGTTACATAAGAAGTGCTTGAAGTAGAAGCATTTAAAGCAGAAGTTACACTAACTGCTTGGATTACAGTTTGACCACTACCGTATATAGATACTGACATAATCTATCCTTATACCAATTCGGCAGTGGTTGTAGCGTTGGCGATTTTTTCACGACCAGCAGTCAAAGTAGCTGTAAAGTCAGCATCGCTAACTGTGTTGGCAATACCAGCCAAAGTATTAAGCTGTCGTGCTTGGGCTTCTTGTACGGCTTGTGCGTTGAACTGGGTTAGTTTAATTGCACGGGCTTTTTCTAGGTTTACCGTTACAGTTGAGCCGTTTAGTTCCCAAGCGTCAAAGAACTGAGCATCTGCACCTTGTGGCAACATAGAGTCATCAACAATAATTGCACCTGCTGGGCAGTCTTTTGCTAATACCGCTTTGATGTCAATTTCGCCTGTAGGTACGCAGACAGCTACACCGCCATTTGAATTTTGATAAATGATTACTTGAGCCATTATTTTTCCTTTTAAATTATCTAAATACTGCACAACATACTGTAACTGCATCTGCATATGCACCCCAACTACCAGTACCAGTGCTCATGAATACACTTGTAGTAGTAAATAATGGAGTTGCGCCTAACCCAAATGATGGATTTGAAGATACATTACCTGAAGCGCACATAATGGCAGAATAATTTGCATCTGAAAAAGCAGTTGTAAAATTTACATAATATTGACCAGTTGAATTTCTAGTTACAGAACTTACATTATAAGAAGATGCAATAGTTCCACTAGCTCCAGCAAAGTTTACCCATGCTTTTGCGCTGCCATTGATGGCATTATTCATTGAAGTGCTAGTTCCAGCACCATTTTGAATTGTATCTGCGACTATTGTTCCTGCCATGATTTATCCTTTATGCGCTAAAAACAATAAAAGCGACTTGGTTTTTATCTAAATTAGAGTTACTTGCACCGCTATACCAAGTAAAACTTCCAGTTGCTAAATTTTGTCCTGAAATGGAAGCATTTGCATCAATACCATAAGACATTCCACCAATAGCATAATTTGCTGATGACATAGCAGTAGTAAAATTTATTACTCCTGTGCCTCCACCAGTATGAGTAACACTACTTACATTAAAACTACTTAAAATTGCGCCTGAGTTACCAGTAAAATAAACCCATGCTTTAGCAATGCCTAAATAAGCATTATTAGTGCTAAATAAGCCTGTATCTGTATTGATTGTATTTGCGACTAATGTACCAGCCATGATTTATCCTTAAACGATTACCCAGCGTGAGCCAGTAGTTACTGTTACTACAAAGCCTGTACCAATTGTAATTGGACCAGATGACATCGCATTTGTGCTTGCGGGAATAGTGTAGCTTGCACCGATAGTCTGTGCATTTTGGTAAATACAGTTAGCCACGTTATATAGTGGGCTTGTGACACCTGATGTGCCGTCTATTGTGACTGCCATTATGCACTCCTTACCATTGCGGCTTGAAAATATGTTGTATCTGCACCAGCAACAGTATTTTGTCCAACACCAAATCTTGCATATATCTCAATATAATCTGTAGAACCATTTAAATAAATTAAAGCACTAACAATTGGTGCTACTCCATTTGTATTAACACTTATGCCATTTTTAAATGAAGAACCATTTTTATATATTCCTATTTGAATATCTGTTGCAGATGTAGCAACTTGAGTTCTTGCTGTAGCCATATAATAACCAGCAACAGTAGGAGTAAAACGATAATTAGTGGCGTTATCAAAACAGCTATTTGTGTCAAATTCTTTTGTTTGAACTTGAATTTTTGTCCATGTAGAACTTGATAATGTTTGTGCAGAGGATTGATAAGCACTAAACGCTGGAGAAGCTGTAGAAGCGCTAGTGAAAGAAATTCCAGTAGAACTCGCTGTAAGTACAGTCGTGCCATTACTTTGAATAGCTAAGTTACCAGATGTATCTGAGGTTAATATAACCCCGTTAGCGGTTGATGCGTTTAGAGTTGCTGTCATTTAATTTTTACCTTCTGCAAATACGTTAACAAATACTGTGTTATCTTCCAGTGCTTCAATTTCATGCCATTCACCAGCGGGAAGACTTAATGGCTGGCTATTTTTATTAATTGTGTAGCTACGACCTTCAAGACTAACTAAACAAGACCCATTATGGCAAATAGTTGCATGAGAATATTGATGTTCATGCTTTGGCAAACCCTCACCAATATTGGCATGGTACACATTAATTTGTGCGCCATCATAGGTAAAACTATGTTTAGGGTTTATTAATATCATGCTGGTTGTGTGCCAGTTGAAACTGGTTGTTTTGTATTTGTAGGAGGAACTGAAGGTTTTTGTTGATTAGTAGTTAATGTGGTTCCATCCCAAGTAAATCCAATGCTACCAACACCTAGTTTTTCAGTTAAAACCCAATCTGTATTATCTAAATTTGGTTCCCATAATAAAGCTGGAGTACTGGCTTGCGGTAACGCAATAGAACCTTGCGGTGGTGTCCATTGTGATGTATCACCATTCCAAATGCAAACATTGGTAACAACATTAGATTCAATAATTAAATAATTTTGTTCGACAAATTCTTGTGACATATTTTCCTCATTACCATTCAATTAAAACAAATCCAGCCGAGCCATTGCCGCCAAGTACATAACTAGCACCAGTAGCACCAGAACCGCCACTGCCAGAACCACCGCCAGATAAACCACCGAAATTGTTAGCTGTTCCTGTACTTGCTTGGGTTGACCCACCACCACCGTAAACACTGCTACCGCCAGCACCAGGGGAATACACAGTAACTACATAACAAGATCCAACGTTGGTACTACTTGCTAAACCCGTTCCACCAGAGCCTCCGCTAATATTTATAGAGCCATTAGTTCCACTACCACCAGCACCACCCGTAGAACCATTATTAGCAGATGCACCACCACCACCGCCACCAGCGGTAGTAGTAGTTACAGTTTGAGTACCAGATGCAACCGTTGAACTACCACCAGCATTACCATTAGCGGTGTAACTACTGCCACTGCCAGCACCGCCAACAGTTACAGACAAAGTAAGTCCTGGAGTTAAGCCAGTAAGATACCGAATAGCACATCCACCTGCACCACCACCACCACCTGGTGTTATAGCATAAGCTCCACCTCCACCACCACCACCACCAAGACAAGTTACTTTCACTGCAGTAACTCCAGTAGGAATAGTAAATGTTCCGTTAGCTGTAAAGGCTTGACCTAAGATACCTGGGATTGAAGTTGCAGGAGTTGCAGAAGTCCAAGTAGTACCGTTGGAAGTTAATACGTTTCCTGCTGTGCCAGGAGTTACTCCACCTGTTGTAGTAAGGATTGTTCCCGTACTTGCGGGAAGTGTAATAGTGTTTGTGCCAGCAACGGCTGGGGCTGCTAATGTAATAGCGCCAGAAGTATCACCCGAAAGTACAACTTGACTCATATATGTTCCTTAAAGAATTACCCAGCGGCTGCCTGGTGAGATTGTAACTGATACCCCTGCTGCCATAGTAATTGGACCAGTACTTTCACCGCTTTTGCCCGTAGTCAT